TAGAAAACGCACTATATTATTGTATATACTAAACATTAACGCCGATCCTAATGGCAGCAGATAATATATATTAAAGTTATTTAAATCTGGATTAACTATTATATAGGCACCATACATAGCTACCATAATCCCAATAAGCCTACCTAAACGTAAGCGTTCTTTTAAGAATAATATGGCAATGATCGAGCTGAATATAGGCACCATTAAATTAAGCGCTGTGGCCTCTGGTAAAGGAATATATTTAACAGCATTAAGCCAGCATGTTATGCCTAAGAAGGCAAATATGGATCTTATGGCTTGCACTCCAATCTGCTTAGTTTTAAATAATTCATTATCTTTTGTCATTATCCAAATAAATGCATAACCTAGACAGAAAATATCTCTAAAAAATATGATAGTGAAAGGATTTGAGTTAGGGGTATATTTACTAAGTATACTACAAAGTACAAAGCAAAGACAGCACCCTATATAATATAGGATACCTTTAAAATTATCATTCATAATTATCTCATAAAAGTTGTTGCTCTATTTCATTAAAATCAAAATAAACTTGAAATGCATCTTGTACATTAATCATAGTACCATTATTGATAACCCACTCATCTTCACCGATGCCTTGAGAACAGCAATATTGATTATTTTTTTTATAAAGTATAGTTTTTAGGATTTCAGAACCTAAATTATTATTTTGAACAGGAATAGATATTTTAGAAACTTTTATTATTTCAACCATGTCTTTTTTATTATTCATAAGCACTAACTACCAGTTTCTAATTTTTCTAAACTCAATTCAAGGTTTTTTTTCTCTGTTTTAAGTTCACGCACATATTTATACACGAGGTGTCTCTTTATACCAAATAATTCGCCTACTTCAGAAGCTGGCATTTGTTTTACTTCATATAAATCATATATACGTTCTCTTTTATTTTTATCGAACTTATATTTGCGTCCACCTTTACGCCCACGTTTACGACTTGCTTTAAGGCCAGCGGTAACACGCTCACGAATAACATCACGTTCGAATTCGATCATAGATGCACACATATGGAATGCAAATTTGCCTATTGCGGTTTTAGTGTCGATATTTTCAGTTAAAGATACAAAATGTATTTCATGATCTTCAAAATATTTTATGAGATGTAAAAGTTCTTTTAATGTACGAGCTAACCTATCTAGCTTCCAGACCACTATGGTATCGCCAGCACGTAAATAATCTAGGCAGGCTTGGAATTGAGGTCTTAAGGTTTTAGCGCCGCTAACAGTTTCGCTATAAATCTTTTCGCAACCATGTTTATTTAAAGATTGTATTTGTAATTCTAGACTTTGATATGGGGTAGAGATGCGGGCATATCCAATAACAGCCATTTAACTAATCTCCTAAATAGCCCCCCATTTATAATCATAGAATTATTATACACATTATTAACTATTTGTTAACCTTTTTGTTATATTTTTATTTTTGCGTCTGTTATATGTTATCAGACGTGTTTAATTAACAAACAATTTAGAAGGTATTTTATGAAACTTAAGCTGAAAAGCCCAGAGAATATTGATTATCTAAATCCTACCAATGATGATCGATTACAATCTTATTTAGATGAAATTATTAAATTAGAGAATGAGTATATGTCTTATTTAAGAAATGAAAAAAATCATTGTGACTATATAATTAATTGGTATGAACATAACATCCAACTTAAATGGGATAATGTTAAATTCTATAAAGAATATTTTATTAAAAAGTAAAAAAAAAGGAGGAATGATTTTTAAGTCACTCCTCCTAAGAAATGGAAAATGCAATTTTAACCAATCATACAAAGGATTAAAATTTAAAACAATTATACCATATTACATATGTGGTACAAGTAAATTATTATTATCTTCTCGGCTAAGTATCTGTTGAATTCTTCTGCCTTCAACTGAATCTATAGTTCTACGTTGTATTAACCTGCCAAATCTGCCTTCCTCTACTGCTCTTTCAATAGTTTTTACAAGATCAACTTCGCTATTGTTAGGTGTGATTTTAGGGCTTCTACTTGGTGTGTAGTAATTATTGCTTTCATTATGTATATGAACCTCGCCCATATATTTAATTGATATAGGTTGGGTAAATTCTATATGCTCCTCATTTTGGCCAGTAGATACAATAATTTTTGCCACGCTGGATTTGCGGCCTTCATTACTTGTGCTTTCGTTGTGATTAGCTTCCAATTCTTCTGTTGCAGTTCTAGTCATGCGGTCTACGATATCAGTGCATCTTATGCAGCACATAAAAGCACGTTTTATAGTGTGTAAAGCGGTCTTCCATTTACTCATACATTCCCCCTTATAAATAAATAGTCTTCACTTTCAGAATATCATAAAAAACTATCATTTAAAAGAAGGGTAAAATTTCGCTTCTTTAAGATCAACGTCACGCTTAGTTCCAAAGCGTTCTACATATGTTTGATTAGGTAGGCGCCATTCTTGAAAGTCTATATCGCCATATATTTCTAATCTTATTTTATCTCTAAATGATATAACTTGCTCATTCCCCAAATCGTCCACTATCACCATTGCCCCAGAAAATTCCTTCTTCTTTTTTATTATCCCCAATTTCTTTAATATATTTGTCATTTTTTATAACAATAAAAATTAATATGATAAGCAGGATTATAATTAGAATTATTCCAAAAGCAATTATATAGTTATATAAAATAGGATCTAATTTATCAAAGTCTACATGCATAAAATAACACCATCAGGCAAATGAATGCAGAATGGTTTTTTAGCTTGAGCTTTATAAGGCAATGATATTATTGCAGTTAATATAAGAATAAAAAATATTTTTTTAATCATCGTGTCTAATCTCTTTATCGTTTGAGAATTCGTCTATAACCGTAGTATAATCATTTAATTTTAATTTGAAAAACTTTAAATCGTCTTCAAGTGCATTTATTTTACTTACGGTTTCTTCTATTCTTTTTTTTATGTCGTCGCGGCCATGCTTAGCTGCTTCTAATAACATATCTTTACTTACTGCCATTGTTTACTCTTATATTTTTTAAAATCAATTATTTCATCAGTTAATTTTAGTCGAATTATATTTATTAATTGATTTATTTGTTCAATATATCCTTTTAGCTCTCTAATATTTTTTCTTTTTTCATATTGTTCTTGTAATTCTATATTATCAACTTTCTCGTGTTTATTTTCTAATTTTTCTAATATTTCAAATAATTCTATAGTAAGTTGATCCAATTCTTTATCTTCAGTGTCTTCCCAATCGCAAAATGCTATAGGTTGTTTATTTATTATATCAAGAAATTCTTTTAAGTCTAATTCTGCTTTAATAAAACAATCGAATAAATAACAAGTAAAAGATTCTGATATATCTTTAAATTTTGCTTCTAAGCCATCTAATTCTTTTAAAAGTTCTGGCATATTGAAATATTGACCTTCAATTGCTTTCTCTATAATCTCTACATCTTTTTCTACTTGAAAACAAATATCATTTAATTCTTTTTCTTTTAAATATTTATTTTCGGCTTCATTATAAAGTTTTACATAATGCATTAACTCGGATTCGACGGCATTACGTTGTAGCTTGATATCTTTATTAAGAGCTTCAATTTTATCTAATTGTTTTTTATGCTCTTCCAATGCTTTATTATGTTTTGTCACTAAATTGTCATATTTGATTTTAAGATTAGTAAAAAGTTCTTTGTAGTCATGCATATGATATCCTATGAATAATTTCATTGTATTTATCTAAAACTTGTATAGATAATTCTTCTATATTTTCAGGAGGCCAATTATAAATAGTTGCCCCAAAATTTAAATGTAAATTTCTTACTATAGTCTTTAATTCATTTAATGATTTTCTGCCAAAGTTGGGTATACGCAATAATTCTTTTTCGCTATATTGAATTAAATCGCCTATATATTTTATACCTTCATTTTTCAAACAATTTGATGTGCGGATAGTAATATCTAAATCATCCAAAGGCAATGCTAAAACACTGTTATTTTTCCAATTAAAAATTTTTCCTATATTTTTATTTTTATATTTTTCTGTTAATTCTTTTAAATCCATAATTAATAAATCTAAATTATTTTCGCCATTCATTGATTCAAATAATAATTCATAATTTACTAATCGTTGTTTTAAATTATTAACCTCATTTCTAAATTCATATTCAATATTTTTTCTTATATAATCAGGTGATTTGCTTTCAATTTCAATTTTTAAATCACTTATTTTAGACTTATATTCTTTTAAATCCAATTGATTATTATAATGTATTCTTTCAAGCTCATATTTTTGTTCATCAAACCTATTTGATAAATCTTTATAATTTGTATTAGCATTATTTAATTTAACGGTAAGTGTATTATATTTATTTTTTAAATTAGTAATGATAGTTTCTTGTTCTGCAATTTTATTTTTTAAAAATAATATTTTATCTAAAGCTTGTTGTAAATCCATATTATCCTTTCATATTTTGAATTCTTTTTCTAATTCTTTTAATTGTGCATACAGATGTAGAATTATAAATTAAGAATTTAGACATAGTATATTCTTCTCTTAATATTAAATAAAATCTAAATAATTCACGGACATGATTTAGCATTTGTTTTAATTGTTTAATATTTATATTGGGCATTTCTGACAAAAATTTTTTTGGTAGCATTTGATCTTCTGCAAGGATAATTTTTTCAAATGCATAACTTTCTATTTCATCATAATATTCATTAAAAGTTTCTTTAAATTCTTCAAATAACTTTGGCATTCTTTTATAGCAGCATCTTTGTATTTCTTTTTCTATTTGTATCTTTTCTTCTAATTCTTCTTTAGTTTCTGCTTTTATCAATACGCCGTTACAATAAATATAATTTGTCATATTATCCCCTTATTTGAACAGGGGCAACCTAGGCTAGCATTGCCCCCGCAAACATTATAACAAAATTAGAAAATAAAAAAAGAAGAAAAAAAAGGGATGAATTTTGTGAACGAAATTAAATATTTAGATGGTTTTTTATAAAAAAAAAGGGATGGCAAATTAGCGCTCCCTTTTTTCGAAATGATAAATGCACAACCAGTAGAAAAAAAGGTACCTGATCCTTTAAGGAAAAAACCTTCAACACTTTTTATGTTGTGCAATAGTATAATAACAAAATTAGAAAATAAAAAAAGGTACAATTGGAGAAAAAAAATAATTGCGAGTTGTGCCTTGACATAAAATCCGTGTTTTTTGCGTGATTTTTATAAAGTTCGATCCCTGCTTGCCTTCCCAGTCAGCACAGAATATAATAAAAGTAACCAGATCAAATAAAGGGGGTTTAATGAAAGACAAATTAATATCGCAATATAATAATTTCAAAGAATGGCATATTAAAAATAGGCCAGATATAAAATTCCATATAAGAAATCATGATATATTTTATGCTTATGTTTTTAGAGAACCATTTACAAAAACTACAGATTTAAAAAAGGAATTTGAAGTTAAAAATGCTCATATTCATGAGATATTTCATAAGGTTAGGGAAGCATTTCAATGTTATTTACAAGATGTAGTTGGTGAAACATTTGAGGTATGCTCGATGTTTAACTATCGTGCACCTAAATATATTAGAAAAGCTGTAGAAAAATATGATCAAGAAAGCATCTGAAGATTTAGAAAGGTTAAAGCTTAGATTAAAGCTAATTAAGGATCCAGACGAGCGTTACGAGATCGAGGAGCGCATAGCTATATTACAGTATGATGGCGGCCATAGTAAAGAGTTTGCAACTTACTTAGCATTACAAATAAGGTTTAGAGAAAAGAACCACCCAACTTTAGTTGAGCTTGGCTATTACCCACCTGACTTTTTTGATGAGTCAGCTTATTGGTATAAGAAATCTAAGCGTTAGTTATTCTTTTTAGTTTTCTTTTTTCATGGTTAGGATTTATTCCAGAAATAATTAATCTTTTATTTTGTTGAGCCAATTTTCTTGCTTCATATATAGATAATTCAGGAAAGCCTCCTAATTTTATTCTTTCAGGATTATTTTTAATTTTTTTATATAGATAAAAAGTTTTATTTCCACCATTAGAAACAATTAAAATTAAGCCCCTTTCTTTTAAATCATAATACGTATCATAAACACCACCTGTTTTATCTATTGGTTTTGTAGGTGGTATTATTTTTTCTAAGATATTTTTTACAAAATTTAATCTATAGCTTGCCATATTACTTTCTATTTACTTTAAATTTTTTAAAATAATTCATTAATTACTTTAGTAATAATAATTTGTGATAATAATAATATTTTCATAGTTGTTCTTTATTTTTTAATAAACGCATTATCATCTACCATAAATTTTATCGTATTTAAATGATCATTTTCTAGATTTAATTTAGTATTAATTTTTATATTATATTCATTTCCACTATCATCAGTAAATTTAAAGCATGGAATATTAATCATTGTATAATTACAGTTAATCTTTTTATTTATCGATCCAAATTTATTTCCATTTTTCTCAATACTAAAATCAATATCTAATAATCCATTAAGTTTATAGTTATTAATAGTTTCCCTAGTTCTTAATTTTTGTTTTTGATCTAAAAATAGATTTACTAACTTATAATAAAAAAAACTAATTATACCTAAAATAATTAGGCCAATATAAAATTCAGTCATAGTTAACCTCTTACTTTTCTTTACAGTTGTTCAGAATTTCCTAACAACTGAAGTTATTATTTTTAATATCATATTTTTCAAGTATTTCTTTTAAATAACAAATATAATTATAATCACAATGATCACAATTAGGTTCTCTACATTCTCCATCTTTTATTTGAATTTCATCATAGTTTAAAAAACCTATATTTCTTCTTTTAAGTTGATCTTCTAATTCACTTAAATAATCATCTAAATTTGTTTTAAAAATAAATAAATCTTTATATTGATTAAGTATATCAAAATTACTTAATTTATCATGTTTTTTTAAATATATTTCTTCATTACATCTATATATTGCTGCTATTATTTTAAGCATAATTTTACCACTCAATCTGATATTCAGTAAACTCATATTTTGATCTTGCTATAGCATTACGTAAATCTTGTGGCATCCAATTATCATAAGTTCGGATATCGTCCACTTTGCGTTTTTCTTTTTTTATCATTTCTATAACTGATACTATTAAGTTATTGAGATTACTATAAACAGGCAGTTTTTCATGTTTATTTAGGTACCTAATTTGAATATTACAAATTAATTTATGTAATTCAGGATAAGAAAATTCTCTACCAGATAGTTTTTTTATCGTAAAAGCTACACTAGGATTTAAAGCACCATTTTTACTAAACGGATTACATAGGTTAGCTAGGGTATAAGGCCTATTAACCCATAAGGCATTATCTAAAATATCCTTATCTACAATAACCGCCTCCCGTATATTATCAGATTCGAGTTCAACCAGAGGGTCAAAAACTTCATTTTTGGTAACTTCTAGTTGTAGGTCATTATTAACGTCTGCGATTGCATCTGAAACCTTTATAGATTTATTTAAAACTTTTTTAAAATTCTTTTCTTTTTCTTTTTTCTTAATAATATTCTTATCTTTATTAGGGGTCGAATTATATATTGTATAGTTTTGGGCGCTAGTAGATTTTTTAATTTCGGCCTCATTAGAAAAGTTATCCACATACTTATCCACAGAGTTATCCACAATAGAATAATTCTTATTAATAATATAAATAGTTTTATTTACCTTTTTACCATTATTAATTTCTCTAATTATTTTACGATTTATTGCTTGGCATTCTAATAATTCATTTAATGCGTTTGTTATAGTTATTTTATTACCTTTAGGATTTTTTCTAATACCAGTATCATATCCTATTTTTTCTAATGTTAAGTTATGATAAAAACTTTCATCATGACTTTGTAAGTATCCAGCTATTAAAAATGCATTATGAGATAAATTATTATTATTCAATATTTGATTATCATAAAAGAAATAATTGCCAGTAACTTCCTCAGGTAATATTGTATATACATATTTATGTTTAAATTTACCAACTTGAACTTTTTCTGATTTCCATTTTTTATTTTCTACTAATTCATTACAGCCTTTAATTAATGTTTTTTTACAGATTTTTTCTTCAAATGATTTATATAACCATTCAATAGTAACTGTATGTAATTTATATTGTAATGTTTTTGTTTTTATTCTAGTTGCTAACTCTGATAAATTTCTATCGCGTCTAAATAATGAATTTTCAATTATTGTAAAGCCACTGTGAAAACTTTTGCAATCGTGAATAGTAGATGATATACTTTTATTTAAGAAAGTGTTATTTAGGTGTTGACTATCTTTAGAATGTTTATATAATGCAGTCATGAAATATATGCCTCGTTTTTTTTGTTGTGTTAGCAGTAACAATATTAGCGAGGCTTTTTCTTTTTTACCAGCTTTTTTTGAAAAAAAAATTCACAACCCCGCCCGTTACAAATAATTTTTAGCTTAGACTACTATTAAAAACTAAACCAAATATGTTGTAAACACTAAATATTTTCTGTATAATACTTCTGACAATTTAGGAGTATGCAATGAAAGAATTAAACTATTCAGAATTTTTAAGAAGACGTAAAAAATACTTAGGTGGATCGGATATATCATCTATTTTTCAAGATAATAAGTATTCATCTCCTTTAAAAGTATATACAGATAAATTATCAGATGAGATAAACGATACTCAAACATTAAGAACTAGAGTAGGAAGCGATCTTGAATCTTATGTAGCTAGCTTATATGAAGAAAAAACAGGTAATATAACAGAAATAGATGAAACATTATTTGTGCATCCAGAACATAAATTTGCTGCTGCTAATATAGATAGATGGGTAAATAACCGCGAGTTTATTCTGGAATGTAAAACAATAGAAACAAATCGTTATTATTCTTTAATGCAATATTCAAATCATGAATTCCCAACTGAATGGCTTTATCAAGTTGCTTGGTATTGCTTTGTTTTAGATAAACCACGAGCCGATATCGCTGCATTAATAGGCTTCTCTGATTTTCAAATTCATACCTATGAACGTGATTTAGAATTAGAAGAAATGATATTAAAAAAAGCTCATTCATTCTGGCATGATCATGTTTTAAAAATGATTCCACCTCCTGTTATTATGGATTCTGATTTATTAATTAAGCATCCAAATGATGAAAAAGAAAAAGATAAAGTAATAAAAGCAACTGCAGAAATGTATAATTTATATAAAAAAATTATTGAATTAGATAAATCTATCAATATCATGGAAAAAGAAAAAAAAGATCTTATATTAATACTTAAAGATGATATGGGTAGTTATGATACTTTACATGATTTAAATGGAAATAAAATCGCTACACATAAAATAGAAAAACAACGTGATACATTTGATACTAAAAAACTTAAAAATAAATTTCCTGAAGCTTATGAAGCTTGTTTAAAAGAAAAAAAACCTTTAAATGAAATTCAACCAGTATTTAGATTAAATAAATCAAAAGAGGTATTAGATGGATAATTTAGATATAAAAAATATAAAGACTAAAGAAGATTATTATAATGCGTTAAAAAATGCTACTCAACAAGTAAAAGAATTATCAAAAATATTATTAAGCGATGATTATCAAATATTCTTAAAACATAGAATGCTCGAAGCTGGTATGTTTGAGGAATTAAAAATATTAGATGAACAGTTTTCTATAGGAAGAGATTCTTTTAAAGTTATGCTAGATGCTGCTAATAATAGGCTTGAATTATTAGAAAATTCTTTACAAAAAGATGAGGATAATATATAATAATATCAATAATGTAGCAACAATTTATGGTTTAAAATGGAGAATATTATTAGTATAGTAGCGCTTATAATAAGTATTATATCGCTTTTAATTCTTTTATTTCAAATATTAAAAGAAGAAATCAACATTGATATTATGATAATAGAAGATAAAGATTTACAAAAAGATGAGAATAATATATAATAATATCAATGATATAGCAACAATTTAAGGGTTTAAAATGAATAACGAAATAACACAAAAAACAGATTTACAAATAAGAATAGATGAAATAGGTGAATCAACTTGGAATGCATTAAAAGATAGTGTTTATCCAGGTGCAAAAGATGCGTCGGTTCTTATGGTAATTGATTATTGTAAAGCTCTTAAAATTGATCCTATGCTTAAACCAGTGCATATCGTGCCAATGAATGTAAAAAATCCTATAACTGGAAAATATGAATGGCGTGATGTTATTATGCCTGGTATTGGTCTTTATAGAATACAAGCATCAAGGAGCGAAACCTATGCAGGCGTTAGCGAACCTGAATTTGGCAGTGATATTACAGAGAATTTAAATGGCGTTAAAGTAACTTATCCTAAATATTGTAAAATAACTGTTAGAAGATTATTACAAGGTCATATTGTTGAATTTACATCATGTGAATATTGGATAGAAAACTATGCTACAATGGGTAGAGATTCACAAGCTCCTAATGCTATGTGGAAAAAAAGACCATATGCGCAACTTGCTAAATGTGCTGAAGCTCAAGCATTAAGAAAAGCATTTCCAGAAATTATTACAGCACAAGTAACAGCTGAAGAAATGGAAGGTAAAGAATTCTATGAAAATATGCAAGACATCACACCTAAATCAACAGGCTCACGTGTTGACCAATTAAAGGCCAAACTTTCGGCGGATCTTGGTAAAACTAACAACGCAGAACCTGTAAAAACAGTAACAGAGACCAACGATAATGTAACAGATAGTGAACCAAACAACCCAAGTGAAACCGAGGATGTACGCGATGATCTCAATGACAAAATTCAAAAGGTTCTTCAACTTATTGACAAACATAAAATTTCAAACGATACTATAAATAAGTGGCTTGATAAAGCTAAGGTTACATCCTTCTTTGCGCTTGATCAAGATAAAGTAGATGGTATATTGAAATTTATTAATGACAAATACGAGTGATCGACTAGCAGAATTCAGTTCTCATTTCCTAAATTGCAAACGTTATAAAGCAAAATTACAAGACGTGCTTGCTATGAAGCCAGTACAATTCGCTAATTGCGCTATGCTAGATATTCTAGACCTATATGATGATCCATCCTTTAAAGACGATATAAAGCTATTTGCAGAACGTTATCGTATATCCGAGCGTGCAGTAATAGAAACTTATTTTATGGGCTATATGCTCAAATATATCCTTGCTGAAGCCAAAATTAATTTTAATGAATCATTATTTAAACAATGATGATACTTTTGGGGGGGCTTATGTTTATTAACGATGCTGGGCTAGATCTAATAAAACAAGCTGAAGGGTTTAGCCCATCTGCTTATGAATGTCCAGGCGGAGTCATGACTATAGGTTATGGCCATGCCATAAAAGAAGATGAAGAATTTCCTGATAAAATCACTAGAGAAGAAGCCGAAAAATTACTAAAAAAAGACGTAGAACATGCAGAAGAAATAGTTAAGCGTTATGTTAAAAAAAGATTAACTCGCAATCAATTCTCTGCCCTCGTTTCCTTTGTCTATAATGTCGGTGAAGGTAATTTTAGAAGTTCAACATTACTAAGATATATAAATAAAGATAAAGATTATCACGCAGCTGCTGAATTTATTAGATGGCGCTATGCAAATAAAGTTGTTTTAGGTGGCTTAGTTAAAAGAAGACTAGAAGAAGCTTTGTTATATTTAAAATAAATAAAGAGGGTGCTATAAGAAATATGCAACAAACAATTTTAATATTGTTAAAATAAAACTAGCACCCTCAAAACAATTTAGAAGCATTTCACTTTTAAAATAAAAGTCTAAAACTTCATTTAAAATGTAGCGTTTAAGTTATTAAAAGTCAATTAATCTTCTTTAGAAATTACACAGTTTGTATTTTTTACATAATGCAAATCTATATCATCATTATTTATGATTGCATATTCTATGTTACTAATCATCTCTATGATTTCATTTTCAGTTATGATTCTTTTTTCAATTAAACTTTTAGCTGAGCTTTTTAAGCCCAATGTTATAATTTCTTTATCCCTACCCTTTAATACTGGCTGAAAATCACTATACATAATATCTGTTTTTTTAAAAGTTTCTGCAACTATCTCAGGCAACTCACTACCCATTCTAAAGTTACAACTATTAATCATGGTTTGCACAAGACGTGATAAATCTATCCATCTATCAAATATAGGTATATTTATCTTTTCACCATTTTTAGTAAGGTAAGCTGAATATAAATCACATTCCTCAAGTATGAGCTTGCCACCTTTTTTTAATCTTTGATGTAGATCTTTTAAGACCTCAGATACTTTAAATTGTGGTAGATAAGCGAGTATCCAACGCATATATATTACATCAAACTTTTTGCGCTTTAATTCTTTTATATCTTCTAAATTTAATAAATCACCATATGTAAATTTATTCTTTTCGCATTTTAAATGCATTCTATAGATATCATTTTCAAAACCTAAATATTTTATATTAGGAATTTTATTTATTTCATCTGATATCTGACCATGGCCAAAACCGCATTCTAATACTTTCATGCCTGGCCTAATATATGATGTTAAATAATTTAATGTATTTTCATTACATGACCTGTTTAATATATCAAGTCTTTGCTCTTCAATTTGGTGATTTGTAGAAAAAATATAATGTGACATTGCATACCTCTAAATTTTAGCAAATTATAGATAAAATACTGATAAAAGTAAAGATTAAAAAATAAACTACTAGCAGTTAAAATTCATTATTTATCAGGTAATTAAAGGTTGGAAAGGTTGAGTTTTTTGAACTTTTTTCTTGTCTAAATGATAAAATAATATTATATTGCAGATGAAACAATTTAGTATATTTTAAAAATAGGAGTCTAAAATGCTTATAGTTTTTTTCGGCCTGTCAGGTGCAGGTAAATCTCATGTAGCTCAACAGTTTGCGCAATGGAACGGGTATATTTTTCACGAAGGTGATAATGATTTACCTCAATTTATGAAAGATAAAATAAAAGATGGTATTAATTTTACGCAAGAAGATGTAGATGTTTTTACTGACTGCATGATTTCTTCAATCAAGGGTTTAAAAAGGGAGTCTCGCGGTCGCACCATAGTTATGTCGCAAGCGCTCTACAGAAACCAAAATAGAGAACAATTACTTAAAGCCTTTCCTGATACTATATTCGTACAAGTAACAGCCCCAGATCAAACAATCATGGATCGCGTTAATGCACGTAATCAAGACGGTAAGTCTGAAGTAACTCAAGAATATTTCGATATCATGAAAACTTATTTCCAAGAGCCAGAACAAGAACATTTCAAACTTAATAATTCTGGTTTTGAAAATATCTCTAATATGATTGCTTTAAATAAATATGTAGCTAAAAGAGCTCAAGAGCCTTTATTACGTAATGAAGGATTATCAAGGTAATCTCTTTTCTAATGTCAGGATACCCCATTTATTCAGAACCATTTCTGCTTGATTGGGGTTCCTTACTATCTCATAATGCACATTGTTAAATCGACACCATTCTTCAAATATTTTTTGATCCTCAGTCTGCTTGCCTTTTAATGACTTAAATTCTATACAGCCACTACCATTTTCCCATAAAAAAACAAGATCAGGTGCACCTCTAATCTTGCCTAAATGTTGCAGCTTAATTCCAAATAATTTTTTCTTATTATCACTATTCTCATTACAGATCGCACACCATATAGCCTTCAGGCGACCCTCTATAGAATAATATCTTAATTGATCTACAAAACGCTTCTGAGCCAAAGCCTCCTCATCTAACTTACCGTAAAATCTTCCGATCGATAATAACTTAAATAGCTTACGCTTCAGCTCAGATAAATCCATTTTATTTATCCTTTGTCATAACATATATAGTACCCATAATAGATGCAGCGCCTTCCATTATCGCACCAACATTATCAGGATTAAGATGTATACCAACAGCCGCCGCTAAAAACGTAATACCACCCCATGTGCTACGCTCACGCATTCTATCAATAACAAATTTAAAAACCGTATCAAATATTTTCATAATTCCCCCAAATTATTTACTATTTTTCTCTCATCAATATACAGCCAATGCCTAGTAACTCAGCTACACTTTCTAAGACAGTTAGTACTTTATCACCATAATCAGCCGTGCCACATGGGTAAAGAGCAAGTACCAATATACCTACCCCTATCCATGTCGTCTTCTCTTTTACTCTTGCCTTTACTATTTCAAGCAAATTCATATCACTATGTGTAAAATATTGGATATAACCCAACTCTTGTACATATACTAAATACTTGTGTACCAGCTGGATAAGTTTGAATAAGACCCCCTGCAGTAGGCTCTAAAATATATACAGCGTTGTCAAAGCTTGTTACATAAATATTTTCATCAGGATCAGTAGCAATATTTAAAGCTAAACCCGATGATATGCTTACAGTCCATTGAAAAGCACCTGCATTGTTTAATTTAGTAACTTGACCATTTGTACCAGATACATATACATTACCATTAGAATGAACTGCAAGACCTTGTAATCCAGTAAGCGTTGTGTAATTCCAAACAGGGACATTAGCAGATGTAGTTTTTCTAACAACACCAATTGCATCAGCACTATATACATCACCAGTAGCATCTACTGCAACACTACTTACAATGCTAGAACTTTCAGTGTTAGTAAATAATAATGTTCCACTACTATTATATTTTTTCCAAGTGTTGTCTTGTGAACATGCAATAACATTACCAGCTAAATCAACACAAATACCAACAACAGGAAATACACCGAAATCGGCTCTAGTCCAAATTGTAGAACCGCTTGGATTAATCTTTTTAATGCTAGCATCTGTTGATGCTGAATAAACATTACCAGATGCATCTACTGCAACATCATATACATCACTTGTATGTTCAGTATTAGTCCAAACAGTTATACCAGTATTAATATTTATTTTACGAACATTATCATCATAAGAACCTGAATAAATAAAATCACCATCAGAAGCTAATCCACGTACCTCATTTGATCCAGGAATAACATTAGTCCAACCAGTTGAGTTATCTAAAAAAACTTCTGTTGTTGTACTGTTGTCATCTCCTACAAAATATTCACCAACACCACCAATATTAGAAGCAGCTTGAAATAATCTATCTTTTAACATTCTAACCCCCTATAGAGTTTCTAAAAAGTTAGCTAAAGCTTCCATGTCTGCATTAAATATATTAAATCTATCTTCACTTGCAGGCGCTGCCTTTTTAATGAGATTAAATAATTCTTTTAAATTAGCTTTTGTCATGCTAGATAACTTAGCTTCTAAACCCATAAGGTTTAATCTCATATCTTTTAGTTTAGCTAAATTGTTAACGTCAAGACCATTATCCTCTAACATAATAAAATCAGTGTTTTTTAATAGCTGATATGCCATCATCTTTAAATGATTTTTCTTGTTAGCTATTTTCTCATCTTTGACTTTCTTAACTAAGTTCTTAACCTCAAAAGTAATCTTAGCTTTACCACCTTCTAAATTAACAACTTCCTTACCTAATTCCTGCTCATCAGCATCATATTCAGGCATGTTAACTTCCATAGGGTAAAAACCATACTCAGCTAATTTTGCATCGTCAAGCTTATCAAAACCACTTATATTGCCATAAGACTTAGGCAAATTACCTCTATGCTTAATCTCATTATTTTCTATTTTAACGTACATGATTAATCTCCTAACTTAAATCTAATGCAGCAACAGCACCGTAATATGTTGTGCCATTATCTATTGTTGTAAATACTAACAAATCAGTACCAGCAGTAGTTAATGTCGGAGCAGTTCCCCCCGCCCATAAAATGCTAGCATCCCATGTTATTGTAAATGCACCACCATCATCTAGGATTAATGTCATTGAAGACGCCTGACCAGATGCCGCAGGATTACTAAATGAAATATTTACGTTACCAGTAACCGTTGCAGTTTGTACATTACCCGCAGTGAAATTAAATGCAGCAGCACCTGTTATATTACCAACCGCATTAACATCTTCACTATAATGCAATATTTGCATTTCTTGCTGAATGTTAAAATTAAAATCATTTGTAGCATTTGTAACCGCTGTATTTGTTGAAGCTACAACACCTAAATTAGAACGAGCTGTTGCAGGATCATTTAAATCACTTAAATCATTAGCAACTAATAATGTATCAGCTGTTGCGCTAACCCCAAGATTTGTTCTCGCAGTCACTACGTTATCTAAATCATTTAAATTATTTGCAGCAAGTAATACATCAGCAGCAGCCGTTACACCTAAGTTCGTACGTGCAGTTGCAGGATCATCAAGATCACTTAAATTATTTGCTATGCGTAAAAGTGGTTCTCTAACCAACTCTACTGTTACTTGTTTATCGAATAGACCTTGTCTAGTTAGCATCAAGTCAACGTCATCAGACGTTGCTGCTACAGGTAATTCGGTTATTTGACGTGGATCAGCCATTTTAAAACCCCCTATTAATCGTTAATTATTTGACTTTGACCATACGCAATAATATTAGCAGCCGTACCACCACTGATCGCTTGTGTGCCATCTGTGTCAGTTGCTCCCAATGTTAAAACGTTATTACTTAATACATTCAATACAGGTGCGCCTGACGCCGCTCTAAAACCTGTTGCATGTATATAATTTGCAGGCGTTGTTATATCCACCGCATACAAAACTATTAAACTATCGTCGATCGGAAATAATGCCACACCATCCCCATCAGTTGTTGTGAATCTATCTGTTATTCTGTAATCAAAAAAATTAATCCACTGATATGCTTTTAAATGTAACCAATTAAAAAATTGTCTTGCGGGCATCTCAAAAGTATTCCAACCCACATTCTTTTTTGATTCTGGTGGCGATATAACATTGTTAATCCCACTTATTGGACTTTCAGTTTCTACTGTTGCCCATCTTGGTTTTTCATCAGGTTTTGCTACCATTAATTCCCCCTAATTAATATTTTCATCAACCATTACCTCTGCTAATTTTCCACCACCATCAGGACTTTGGTCAAGGAAAAAGATTGCTAAAGGTCCAGGATCAGATTCAACTTCCTCTACCTGGATTAAAAATAATTCTTCGTTACTGCTCTCTAAAAAGCCGCCATCATCTAATTCTAAGGCAGGCGTTGCATATGCACTGTTATTTATCTCTAACTCACCATCGTCATCAAGAATAAATAAACCAAGCGATAATTCACTAAAGCCTTGAAACCCATCATCGGATAAAGCAACTTCTGTAGTTATCACATCTAATTGTGCACCATCATCTAACTCAAATAAACCACCATCATCTAATACTAAATATGCACTTAAAAATTCAAATACACCAAATAAAGGCGTTTCTCCAAGTGAGAAGATTACGGATATATAATCTATTGCCGTCGGTGATAAAAACTTTAAAAATAATACTAATTCCTGTGGCACATCAAGCGCACTTCTTGTCTCAAACTCACCACCATCGTCAGTCTCTAAAACCCCACCATCATCTAATTGCAATGGAAAGGTCAATAATACCGCACCACTTATATCTAATGTATTAGGTCCGTCTGTAAATATCTGATAACCAGCTGGATAGTTTTCCCAGTAACGTAAAAAATTACCCGCACTTAAAACACGAGTAGCTTTTATTATCGCCTCTGGATCCGCCTTGGATGTATTAATAAATATCTGAAAGTATAATGCAGCACGATAAGCTTCATCATCACGACCAAAACGCGGTTGACCTAACAACACACCTAGACGATCTAATTGCTCACCCTCAGCTAATTCTAACCAACGCTTTAATAATAAATCATCTAAAGTTTGCTCAGCCTCATCAAGACCCGCCATCAAAGAGCGTGCTAAACCCTCAATCGCTTCAGCGCCTTTAAATTGTTCAATAAAGAGTTCTATACTCTCATCTACTATACTCATAACACATTAACCGTAATTCTTGTTAAATCAAAATCACCAATCTCAACTTCATTAATTGTTAAATTAGCAGCACTATATGCCCCTGGAGGCCCCGCAGGTGTTGCCGAAGTTGCTAATGTTAAATCAATTAATTCTATGCCACCTACATTATAAATAGGCTGCGTAAATTCTTGATATAAAATATCCTCACCTACATTATAAGATTGACCAAATGCCAAAATTGCCGCAGCAACCGCATCTGGACCCTCTGCCGAAAACTCACCACTAATAACAGTTAAGTCAACTTCTACCCATACATAAACAGGCTCAGGCCTTGAGAAAAATATCGATTGTGAATCGCCATTACTATCTGTAATTAAAACATTTACATTACCAAATGTCTGTATGCCTGCTGGCTTTAATTCCCATATCTTTTCAGCTATCTCAGTATCATCACCACCTTGCACAACAGTCTCAAAACTATGCGCAGGTCTGCCATCAACTTCAAACGGCTCCCTATTTTCAAATACAAGTGCATTTAATACATCCTGCACCTCTTGTCTTAATCTTGCTTGTATAGCTTCTACCGAACCTGCACCCAATACACGTATAGAATTTAAGCGTCTAATTCTTAACTCCTGATCTGTCTCTAAATCTCTACCTGCAACACCATCTTCTATATTGGAAACGCTATCCCACCCATTAACTGGCGTTACAATTTCCGTAAAGGTTCCTGACAAAACAGTAATCGGCCCCGTCTCTAAGGCCTCGAAGAGCAATGGAGATGTTCTGGATGTGATAGTAAGTCCCGTACCCACGCTTCCATTAAATGCCAGATCATCTTGATCAGTAGTTATATCAAATTCGCCACCACCAAGATCATTGGCAGTAACAGGTTCGGTTTCTCCATTAATTGCAGATACTAATCCTGCTGCAATTGTATCGGCGGTAGCTCCTACACCACTATTATAGGTGATAGAAACGCCATTAACTAAAACTGTATAATCCGTTGAATCTGTAACTTGAGTCACTTCAATAACTAATATTTGTGCGTTGCTTCTTGTGATAACCCCATCTTCTGGATTTTCAAATATTTCGCCCGTCTCTGCAACAGATACCTGAGATCCTGCAGGTATTAAAGTAGATTGATCACCTGTTATACTTGCTAGCACTCTAGACTTGGTTGCCTCAAGTCGTCTTATACCAACTAAATCAACAGCATTGTCTAAACTAACACCATCAGCAGTAGCAGGATATTGAGAAAAATATGTATTCTCCATCTCTTGCCATAAGTTAGCTATAACATTAGAAAATATACCTATTAACTGCCCAAATACACTATCAGGTTCAGTATTTACTTCACCAAACTCATCTAATACAGCAGCCTCTAATTCTGCTTTGACATCATCTAGGCGCTTACGAATAAAGCCTAAAGGAGTAAGTCCAAAACTCATGGTAACACCTCGTTAAATATTATTTCCCCATCATCAGTAAGAACACTAAATGTAACAATTAAACGACGTGTTAAATTGTCATAATCTAATGAAAAACTGGTTAATTGTATTACGCGAGGAGTTGTTAAAATGACTGTTTTGAATATATTTTCTACATATTGTAAATCAGGAGATTTTTCTAAAATTTCTTGCAAATAAGGTACGCCTGAACGACGGTCTAAAAACCATTCCGTAAGGAAGAATTTTAAACGCACTTTAAGACGCTGTGCAGTTGATCCTATATTATCAACTAATTGTAAATCATATCTGGCGATTTGAAGATCATGGGTAAGAGTATCCAACTTCAAATCTCTGTTTTCTGTCATAAAGAGTCCCCCCCGAGCCTTTATAAATTAATCATAACATTGTAAATTTTACTTTACAATTAGTAATTAAACGGGACCACCCGTATTACTACCACCAGATTGAACACCGCTATGAACATGTGTCTGTAAACTAATACCACCAGATGTAATATCACCAGGAGTATCAATAGTATCTGTAGTCACAACAGGGCCGTCTATTGATACATTACCACCACCGTTAATAGTTGCAGTAACTCCGTTGGCACTCATACCAATTAAAGGCGCTGCCATTGTTATTTGGCTGCCCGCTGTCATTGCTATATTATTTCCTGCATTAATATTTACATTTGTTGGCGTGTCTATATTCACATCACCACTTTGCGTTATCCTTACCGTAGTAGAATTATATTTTATCAATACATCCGTATTATTCTCACTTAAAGATGGCGTGCTAAATGGATATAATCCTGGTATAGCTATCGCATCAGTTAAATCAAACTTTCTTGCATCACCTGGTATTTGTTCACCACCTAATGCTAACCAATTTTCTAAAGCCCTTTCAGAAAATAATAACAACACACCATCACCAGCATTTACTGGAAATGTCATAGATGCATTTGATGATCTTGGCCATATAACAGGTACGTTTACTATCAATGGTAAAGATTGACTTTTACCATCCTTATAATTCTTTTTTATTAAAGGTAATACTGTAGCTTTTTGTATAGTATGATCATATTTTTTGACCTCACCTGGTAAACATGTATGCATGTTATTCATCATGTTCTTAAATGCTAATTGTAATACATCAGTTAATAAATTATCCATACTACCCCGTTATTGTTGGTCTTGATATTGTTACTGTTTTACTTGGTAAAATTACTTCTGCAGGTGGAGTTATCTCAACTATCGTAAATTCTGTTACGTAATCACCACCCCAGTTATCACCAGTATGAGTTACTTTCTCTACCCTATATTCTGGTTGGTCTACTTGTACATTAGGACTTTGTAAAAATACCTTTATGCCAGGCTCAATATCTGGATTTAATAAAGTTTTTATACGATAACCAGGCTTAGGTTGATCACCAATTAAATTGGCCTCTAAATCATTAAGCTTTTCTGGCTGCTCAATTAAACCCTCTAAATCAGATATAATTATCTCTGGCGACTTAGTAACATTTCTTTTTTTGATTATTTGTATTTCTTCATTTTGAATCGACCATTCAAGACCCGCTTTTTCTACAACTTTATTTAATGCTTCTTTTACACTACCAGTATGAGAAAAACCCTGCACATAACTTTCCTTAATATCATCAGGTATGCTTTTTATAGGTAACTCTAATTTATTTGCCAAATCCTGTATGATATCACGTGTTTTACTACCCTCTTCATAACTAACGCTAGCTCTAGTTTCTCTTGCCTTCTTAATACCATCACCACACTCTAATGCTGATATAATATCTGGTAATTCTTTTTTATGATTAATTTTTGTGATCTGACCTTTAAACATTAACTTATTGCCATAGCCTTCAGAATAACCAGCACTTACAGTAACCGTATCATCAAATTCACGAATTAAATTTCTTGTATACTCACTTAGATTATATATTTCTACTCTAGCCGTATTACTATTAGACTTTGTATTTTTCTCAATCGAAAATCTTATGCGCAAAGTAGCGCCAGCAAAATCCTGATTTAAACCAGTCTCTGGATTGCTTATATTAACAAGTACATCCCTAAGAAATAATGCCATCTACTTCATCCGCAGTTAAATAAATTAATTTTACATTCGTGCCTAAATCATTGCGACCAATACGCTCTAATCTGCCCGTAATATCAAGCGGTACTATAGCACCAGGTGGAACATCACCGCGACGATATCTAAATAATATTTCATAATTAATAACTAACTTAATACCACCAATTAAAATATTTCCCTGACGATCTTTTAAATCCATCGTCCAATATTCATGTCTAGTATTCCATATAAAAGCTAAACGATATGTAGAGCCTTCTAAAGCTATCTCAAAACTAAATGCTGGTAGGCTTTGTGTAGGTATAATAAAACTCATTTAATTTGCCCCCGTTAATATATTAGTACCAGACCTTAAAACATCACTTGCAATATCACGTGCCGCTGTGTCTAATGCTTGGTATTGTTGTGCAGTTGCAGCCGATAAGCTAGGTAAGTTAGATGTTAAATCTACTGGCGTAAATCTTCCTAAATTAAGCCTAGATGATGCTTGATCAACAGCCCCTTGAGCTTGAGATAAAACATCTTCAAATAATTGTATAGTTAGACTGCCAACTCGATTTATTTTCTTTAACTCAACACTAAATCTTATTGCTTGTCCTGTGCTTTGATCTCTAGGTACTGTAATACGAGTTATCGCCATATCAACATATACTTTATAACCTGTCACCACAGTAAGTAATTGACGAGCCTCTCTTAATGCATATAACTCATCAAATGTCGCTTGACTATTAAAACCCGCTGATAAATTTATTGGGCTGTCAGATACAAAACCTTCAATAATAACACGTTCAGGATCTAAAATAATGTGATCTGATATTCTTGCGCCCGTTTCAATTGGTTGGTCTGTTACTGTACATGTAGCTTCATGCGTTTCCGATAATGTAGCTTCAATAACCAATGTTCCAATGGCTGTTTTTCTTTGACCCCTTGGATTATATAAAAGTGATATTGCCATATTTGTTACTCCAATTCAGGATTATTAACGACAGCATTTTGCAAGCTACGTTCATATTCTTCTCTAAATGCTTCTCTTGCTGCTTGTTTTAAAAATGCTGCTTGTTGTTCAGATGTTCCAGCAGGTACATTTACAACTATATCTGATTTAACATTTACATTATTTGTGCTTTGAGTTTGCATAGCTCGCATCTCAGGAGTCATCTCAGGACCATATGTTCTAGTAGCAAGGAAATTATCAACAGCACTTGTATCACCCTCAGCAATTCTTTGGCTGATAGGTTTATATCTTTCCTGTGGTGTCATCTCAGGATTTTCAGCGTTAACCTTAACTTCTTTTTCTTCATCTAAAAGACCAAATAACTCACCAATCCATTGAATTAAACGACCTATTTCTTTAATAGTTTCAGGTATGCCTAGCATAAATGCTTCAAAAACATAGTTTATAGCTTCCACTAAGGAATCTAAAAATGGGAACATCTCATCAATCTTTAATATGACCCATGTTAGCGCTGCCCCTACAGCTAATATCGCAGCTGGTATAAGTAAAAATGATGCTTGTGCTGCAAGTGATGCTATCGTCACCCCTTTTAATGCAGTGACAATGGTAGTGAGTGTTGCAGCAAATTGTATTCCTTTAATAAATAAAAATGCAGTTCTAAGCCCAGTAAATACCGATATTAATACACTAACAGCCTTAATCATGCCGCCAAGTATTAATAATAAAGGTCCTGCTAGTGCAATAAAACCTGCTATTCTTAATATTAATAATTTTGTTCCATCACCTAAACTATTAAAATCTTCTATTAAACTTATTAAATATTCTACAAATTTTGTTGCTTCAGGTAGTATTAATTCACCAAGTGATATTTTTGCTTCTAATAGTCTATTACTAAGTATACGCATTTGGTTTGCAAAGAAATGACTGGTTCTTGCAAAATCACCTTGGTCATCTTTAGTTTTTTCCATTATTAATGCTAAAGTTGCATATACCTTGGCTTGCTCCTCTGATTCATAAGTTAAACCTTTTTGAGCATCCGCCAGCATTCTTGCCTGCACATCAGCTTCACGAATAGCAATACCCATATCTTTAAGCATTTCACGTTCACCAAGCAATGCTTTGGTTACTGCTCTAGATACTCTTTCAGCTCCACCCTCAACGTTTCTAAATGATGCAACATCTACTGCTAATGTATTAATATCTTCAGATAATTCTAAAGCCGCATCGCCTTGTAAACCAAAACCTTTAAGAACAAGACCAGTATTACCCACTAAATCAACAGCGGCTGCCCTAGCTAATCCATAATTATCAACAAGATTTTTTATTACTTTATCTGTTTGAGTTTCTAAACCTTCAAATACAACGCTTAATTTAGATGCACTTTCCGCCGCATCAGATGCAGCCTTTACAATACCATAACCCATATAGCTAATTGCAGTAGTTGCAAATGCAGTTAAACGAGTACCAGTAGATAATAAACTGCCAGATACATCATCTAATCTAGTTTTAAGATGTTTTACAGAACGATTTACATTGTCTAACTTACGCTGGTCTACATTGAAGCCAATTCTTGTTACAAGTTCTCTAACGGTTGCCATGCTTACTCTTTGCCTTTAATTTTTTATACTCATGCACTTCATAAGTATTTTTCATATCTAAAAGTGCATTTGCTCTCTCAACATCGTCTAAACTCCAATGAACTTCAAGTTCTTCTAATGTTGCAACTTTTTCAAATACAAGACGCCAGATAACATATTCTTCTGATAAATCTTCTCTTAATTTTCCAAGTTCTTTTGGTCGGTCTTCTGCACCAGATTCATATCTTGGGCACCAATACCGATCTTTGTAAAAAAACTACCAAAATTTACCTCTAAAACAAAATAAAGAGCTTCATATAATTCTTGAAAATTACCTGCATATACCATATCAAAATATTGCGGGGTAATTTCTTTGCCTTCACGTCTTGTCATGCAAAGGAGTTCCATGATTAAATTCTCAAGATCATTTTCATCTAATCTCTCTACAAGCATATTAACCGCTTTACCAATAGAATCAGAGCCCAGCTCTGCATCTAATATATTGCCGCCTTTACCTGCCATAGTAAAAAGACTTGGTGCCAATAATTTGACTAACCTTGTTTTTAATTTCAACGCACGACGCGCAGGAAATTGACTAACATAATATTTTGCACCTTCAATTACCTTTTCTTTTGACTCAATCATAAAACTCCTTTTATTTAATTAATCTTTAAGCCTCTTCAGCAACACCAACACCGATGTTACCAGCAACATTAATTTCCATGTCAGCCATTTCAATAACCCATTCACGGTTAGCAATTTCTTTTCCGTATTCTACTGACGGCATGCCTTGCACCCAACCAGTACCAGAAAAGAATCTTGATGTACCTGAATTATCTTTAATAAGAACAGGCACAACACCGCTATTATCTAATTCATCTTGTACTAATAATGCACTTAAGATCTCATTAGATGGGCTTGTTTGTTTTAGTGATAATGTTACAGTACCAGATCTATTATTGCTTTTAGATCTAGACACTGTGCCATCAGCACCTGTTACTTTTGTAAAACTTTGTTCATCTCTTGCAACGGTTATAAATGTACCATCTGCAAAACCACCCATAGCAACGCCATTTACTGTCATTACTATTTCGCCTGGACTATATGTTCTTACACTCATGTTTTATCTCCTAATTTAAACTGAAACTGTTCCACGAACCTCAAGGCTATGAATAGCACCAGCCAAGGTCGCAAAGAATGTGATGTTAGGGAAATACCTATTTGCTCTATCATTAAATGCTTGATCTGCAACTTTAGGAATTGTAACTGTATATTGTGGATCAGCTGCAATTAAACCTTGTGCAATCGCTACATCTAATTGTGCTCTTATCTCAGCTTCAACAATCGCAGCACCTGGATCTGTATAAGGAATCTTAGGTAAGTTAACAAGTCTAGAGAAAATTCTTTCTGTCATACGAGCTTGTAACCAATCAACACCACGAATAACATCTATAAACTCACCAGCAGCAACTTTTCCTTGATATGCAAAACTTACTCCACCTCTGTTTTCATAAGTATTACAATTCTTGTTTTGTGCATTAATACGCTGTGTAGCTGATAACTTCACAGAAGGTATTGTAGCTAATGTTTTAAATGCCCATGTTGTAGATCCTGGAGGTGTTGGGAATTGTAACCCAAACCATGCAGCTTCTGGATATATGTCAGCAGCTTCATCATGATACATAACAAATGTTCTTGCATATTCTGCATCTGATAATTCAAAAGCAATATCTGTTGTAGATAAAGCATCTAAAATATCTGTGTCATCTGAAGCAGTACCAAATAATTTAATACGAGCTTCACACCATGCAGCAGCGTCTAATACATCTTGTTTAACTCTTGATGTAATAACTAAACCATACCAGTCATCATTTTCCTCATTAACTGCTGTTAAGTCATCTTGTAATGCATCACTTGCTACATAATCAGCTACAGTTTGATTTTCATCAAAAGATAATGTCCATGCATCGTTTGTTACATCTGCATTAAGATCATAAGTGCCATCTACATTATCAACTGCAGTTACAGGCTCACTACCAGCGTTAATTGCTCCAACTAATGCTAGCGCAATACTTTCTGCTGTTGCACCTACACCTGAATTAATTGTAAAATCAGTACCATTAATTGTTGTTGTGTAATTTGTAGAGTCTGCAACAGTTGCTACAGTCATTACAACATCATCAACTGATCTTCTACCTATTGCTAATTGAATTGGTCTAGGTTGTTGTGATAATACTGCAAGAGCTGCAATATATTCTGGACTTGTAGACTCAAACCCATCTTCTAGAATCGCATCCGCTTCTTGATAATAACGAATTCTTTCATTAAAAACTTTGTGTGTTCCCAAGATCATAACAACACCAAATCCTCTTTGGCTCACAGGTGTGGTTTGTCTTGTAATTTGTACGTTAACTATGTCACGTATACTCATAATTCCCCCCCGAAAATTAAGTATTTTAATTTAATAATAACCCTAACAATTGCAATGTGCAATTGGAGTTTTAACTATGGCGTGCTATCTATATCATATGTTTGCGTGATAACGACAGTACCATCCCCTTTATCAAATTCACCTTCCATACCAACATGCTCAATAATACCAACCTCAAATAAGTTAGCATTACCGACACCTTGATTAGAATATCTGAATCTAAATTCCATCAAATGCCTTTCCTCATATAAACTATCTTGTAAAAAAGTTAGATTTTCACTTAACTCTCTATCTATAAATACAATGCCAGCTGCATTTAATGTTTGTTTTATGTCAAATTGTTGGATAGACGTTCTTAAATTTTCAAGCGCATCTATCCCACCATTTCCATAATAATTTACTTCTAATGTTAATTCTCTATCTCCAAAAAGAGCTGCATCTCCATCATCATTAGGAGGCGTTTCGTAATCTGGCCCTGTAGTATTTATATTTAAAATATTTAATGTTATATATGGCAAAGCTGGCTGCGGTGCATTAGCAAATGACCATATAGTTGTTACCCCTGTTACTCCTGTTACCCAGTTATATAAAGCAAGTTGAAGTGTAGATATAGCTACCGTCATAATTTCACTCCTATGCATTTATAGTGACTAATTACATTAGATTGCCATGGCTGAACTTCAATAATTTCAAAGTCAAAACCAAAAGCTTCCAATATGTCAGGATTTGTTGAACCATCAGGCGCAACAGTTAATAATTGTGTATCTGTGTATATTTTTACTGCCTGAGAATCGCGTCTTGCCTCAGGTAAACTTTCTAATTCTAAACCACGAACTGGCTGTACTGATGCTTGTATTACAAAAGATGATTCTGAGCCTTCAACCCAAAAACCATTTACATAAGAACCAGCAACTTTTCTTCTAACTGTGAATGGTGATCTAAATTGTGTTGTCATTAAAATACCTCCACATGCCTTATTGAATTACGCATTGTACCTGTATCAATAAGAGGTTTAGAGCTTCCTTTTTGTTTTATTGTTTTAGGATCATTTGATTCAAATCCACCTTGCTCAATAGATTTTTGAATTGTATTTTGAAAATACTGCCCTACTATACCAAGAGCATTACGTGCTGATAATCTTCTTGCTAATACATTGTTATATTGAGTATCTACAAAGTTATATAGCAATGTTTTATTCTTATCAAAAGCATTTCTCATAAAAGGACGTGATGGGATATTTTTAGTACCAAATTCATTATAAGCAGCATACTCAGCAATGCTTTTACCTTCATGAGTATCACCTTTTTGTAACCCAACTTTAGTAGCTGAATTATTTAAAATCTTAAGATTACTTACAATATTTTGCCAACCTTTATCTATATCTCTAACAGTCATTATTTATATTAACCTGACGTGTACGAGGTGTGAGTATAAACATTTTCTTGAGTCGTAAAAACTCCATGCCATAACTTGTGCTACCAAGACCAGTTCCATCTTGCATTGCACCACCAAAACTACGCGCAAGGTCCCCCTCTTTTTCTGATGTTATATTTCCACCAACGCCGCCACGTTGCGATAATGTATAATTGTGAGCTGTTAAATAAGCAATCGCTAAATTCTTTACATCGTTATTACATCTAAAACCAACTTGAAATGTTGCATAAGAAATTAATCTTGCGCGAACTGCGGGATCAACGCTTGCCATTTCAGGTGCTATATCTAAAAGAATCGTATCGATTGACATAAATTATTCTCCATCTTCTTCTCTAAAACTTTGCAATTGTTTTTCAACTGCATCTAATACAAGTTTTCTTGTATCATTTTTTTGAATCTTCTCTAGTAATTTAAGATCATATATCTCTTTGATTTCACGAGCCAATTCTTTAGCGTTCATATTTGCATAATCTAATTCAACTTTACCAAATGCACCATTTTTCTTAGGCAAATCAGATAATAATTCTAAGTTATTATGCTCTATATGACCCTGTACATGAGGGTGATCAAGTATCGACACATCTTCAATATAATTTAGCCCTGGCATAATATAGTTTTTGCCAACAACGTAAACATATGTTAAATTGCTCTTCAACTTCATAATCAAAAATCCCCCCCGATTTTTTTTGTGTTGTGAGCAGGGTAACTCTTATTAAAGGGTTACCCTACTTTTCAAATAAAAGGACATACATTCCTATGAAAAAATGTATTTCTTTAATCCTATATGCCTTCCATAATAGCAATTGATAATGGATAATATACAATTACCCCACCAACTCTAGCATGACAATTAATTAAGAATTCTAAGCCTCTTTCTTGTGCAGGGAACTGCTCAAAAGGTTGTGGAATTTCTAAAGTTAATTTATCAGGATTATTATCATATGCGATCATAACATCATTACTGTCAACGCCAAATCCACCAACAGCAGCACCTTTTAATTCATTAACCCACTCAACTCTGTTGATAAATGGATTGTTCATTAAAAAGTATTCTAGAATTGTTGTGTCAGAATTTGCACTTCTTGCAGTAGATGCAATGTAGGTATATTGATCAATTGGCATTAACAAAGTGTTTGGAGCTTCAACACCATTTGTTAAATCAACAATACCATTAGCTGTATTATTCATGTCAGCTAAAATCTCATCAGGAGTTTTGTTAGCCCATAATGTAGATGTTGCACCAGCATTTTGTGGAGCTGCAACTCTTGTTACATTTGGATGATTAACTATTCCTAATAGATTGTTAGCAGCTTCACCAAACCAACCTATGTTGTTAATTTTTTGCTCAATAGCTCTTCTTGCTGCATTAGCTTTACGTCCTGTTAAGTTACGATTAGCATATTGCGCAGCTCTGATTTCTTGAACGTTATATCCATAAGAAGCACCAAGTGATCTAATAGGTGAAGTAAATTCTTTACCTTTAATATCTGCTCTTGGTAAGTCATCAGCATAGTTAGCGATAACTTTAGCCATACCTAATTGATCAAATTGCTGATATGTGATTGATTCAGCACCAGCACCAGCATTTGTAGATACTGGAATCAATTGTGTAGCTTTTAATGTTGGATATAATACATCATAAGTACCTGCTTTAATGTATTCTAATTCTCTTGCGAAAAACGCGGTTTCATTCGCATCAAGATTTATTGATTGAATTTTCTCAGTCATGTTAGTTCCCCCCCGAGATTATTTTTATACTAAGTTGATTTCTAATACTGCAAAACCATCAGCAGCAGCACCTTTTAACCAACGTACTCTACTTAATAATATTGCATCGCCACCATCAGCATCCATTCTGAATTGACCTGGTAACTCATCTGCATCTCCACCTTGATTTACTCTTAAGTAAACAGGATCACCAACAGCAACTGCTTGCTCAACGTAAACATAAACACGACCTTGGCTCATTACTGAGATTGCGTCATATTGTTTATAGAAAACGTTACCATCTAAATCTTGCTCATGAGCATGATCTAATAATGCAACACCAACAAAATCTTTATCTGTTGAATAAGCAACAGAACCGTTAGCTTGAGAAGCACCACCTGTTACAGCAATATTTGCTAAAACAACTGCAATGCCTTCACCTGTTAAAGTAACTTCACGAGCACCTGTGCCTTCAGCACTGATATTGTCTAAGCTATCTAACTCAGCAACTAAGTCTGCTAAAGTTGTAGCTTGGTCTGTATTAAATGGAACTGTTGTGATTGCAACACCGTTTACATCTAAATCAATGTTATTACCTGTTACGAAATCAGCATCAAATGATAATACTGCAACATTTAATTTTGGTAATTGTGCAGCGTTTTCTGCAACACCTTGTAGAAGACCCATACCAAATGGTACGTTTTCTTCAGCGTTATAAGATAATACGTTATCAAAACCAGAGTCAGCTTTCATACCTCTCTGTGCAATAACCATATCGTAGTTGTATGTTAATTGTGACATGTTAAACCCCCCCTATAGTGTTTTTATTTGTCTTTTTTGTCTTTTTTTTCTTTGTATCCGTTTTTTAAACGATCTACATAAGCTTTATAAGCTTCATCAGCGGTCATCTTTTTTTCTTCTTTTGCATCAGATTTTACAGATAATGCTTCACGTTGCTTTTTTAAACTTTCTGAATCTTCAGATTTTACTTCAGCTGAATCTTCAACAATTAAATCAAAACATGCTTCAATATAAGTATCAGAAGCTTCATCTAGATTTACTTTTGGACGCTTAACCTTAATAATAGAAACTTTGATATCCTTATCAGACATTTCGTCCATATTAATTTCTTTAGCTTCACTACCTAAAATTTCGTTAGCTTTAGAAATTAAATTTACTCTTGCTTTAACAGCTTCTTTTAACTTAGCTTCATGATCAATTGAACTAGCTTCATCTAACTTAGCTTTTAAGTCATCTTTTTCAGCTTTTAATTTTTCAAATTCAGCGTTTAAGCTATCTAACTTTGTATTTAACTCTGACTTTTCAGAATCAAATTTTTTAAATGCGTTTGCAACTTCTGGCGCAGCCTTATACTCAAGACCGTCAAGAGTCACAATTGAATACTTCTCATCCATAATCTTACTTCCCCCTTGTTTTAGATTAGAATAATCAGAATCGACAACTGTTAAGCTGTCTTTTCTTTCGAATACAGAATTGCAAAATGCTAATCTCTGTTTATTATCAGGAAATGTTTTCATTGCTTCTGCGTCACCCATGCAACGCTCGATAAATACATCTCTTGATTCATTTGGCTTAGGTGTAGGCATAATAATTTCCTCTGCATCATTATGGTCTAAATGAATACGAGCACTAGCACCTGCACGTGCACGATCCACAATCGCTAAATGATTATATTTAATATTTTTTTGTCTATGTGTATATTCCATACCGTTATATACACCGTCTTCTCTGTCTAAATCTACAGTATAACCCAGTGATAATTCACGCTTACCATTCTCTTTAATAGCTTTAACAGCATCATTATCAGTTATGATCATTGACGCTATTATATATTCACCATCTGTATTTACATTTTCACCTGTGTAACCGACACTTAATTCTTTAAAATTTCTAGAGTCTACAAGTTTTTGAGAAGGGTGACCGTTAGTTATCGGCTTCATCTTCATGGATTCTAAACTGTCTGTTTTAAAAACATCATCTGGGTGGCGTAGTTCTTTGCGAATAGTACCATCAGCATTTATATATGTAAAAACACCTGTTCTGGTAACTATAGCATCGGCACGAAGATAACCTTCATCGGTTACAATCGCTTTTTTGACCAACCCCCTGTCAAAACGAGCTACATTCTTCATTTGTAATTAACCTATAAGTTTAAACTTACAAAAGGATTTCTCCTTTTAATTCAATATTAGCATTAAATTATTTCAACTTGCAATAGTAATTTTTTTTACTCAAAACCGTCAAAGATAGGCTCTGCGCGGCATCTACATAAAATGGGTGTGCCAGGTGCACCTATAGCAGGAAGCTTATCCCAACTAAATACTTTACCACCTAATGAAGAATGCTCAGAACGAACACGCTCATCACCAGCTGTTATCCATCTAAATTTTTGTATGCCTAAATCAGTTTGTCGATTTTTAGTTAACTGCCCGTTTAAAGTTGCTACCTGATCACGAGCTATTATCTGCGCTCTTCTTTTTGCCATAGGAAAGCGTGATTGTATTTCACTTTCTATTTCACTCAAAGCTTTACCCTGTGTTAAACCATTACTGGTAATAACAGATATATCCTTTACAGTTTTATCAGATATGTCTTTAATTAAGTCGGCATTACGAAATGCAAAAGCATTAAGTTGCGTTTGTAGATTAGGTTCTTGTATAAGGACATTTACCCCAAGAGCCGCTTGCGTAACACGATCAAATTGTTGCCTATTAAAATTTGATGTTGCCAACCCTGCATCAGTAGCTAAAGTTTCTGGCTGTGGTGCACGTCGGTTAAATATTACTGTAGTAGCGCTAATTAAATTATTAAGATCTCTTGCCCAATCATCAGTTCGTGTAAAAGCAAAATCTTGTTTAATTACCCATGGATCATATCTAACTGAATCATTATTAGTATTGCTATTAGCTTGTTTATGTAGTGATGGTAATTGATTTAAGAGAGTATCACGAAAAGATTCTTGTAATATATCTACATAGTCAAAAAGTTTGCGACGATATTCACGCTCAACAGATTCAGGAAATAACCATTGAGGAGGTCGACCACCTTTTTTCTTAACGCCCTCTGCTTTGCGTCTTGCTATAGCTTGCTTTACTGACTCAGGTATTGCCATATTATCTAAACTCAACAAAATTAAATGAACCTGCAACATCTGCACCACCATTAATCCTTCTTACAGCTAAACAAAAGGTTTTTGATGTTCCAGCATAATCAGTTGAAATAAAATCCCTTACTATTTGTAAATCAATCTCGCCTACGCTTTTTTCTGCAACTACTGTTGAACTTAAAATAATGCCTGGTGTTACAACAGAATTAGTTTGTGAATATTCAACATAATCATCTACATTTATCCATGATGGTGTAGTTGTAAAAATTGGATCTTTTATAATAGCTGCATGGATAGTATCAGCGCCATCGACTACAACGTGATAGGATTTAGGTTGGACTACAACTCTATTTTGATTTGCCCTTACTCTTATAGTTAGTAAACTATAAAAATTTGTTGTATTTGGTATAGCATATGTATCATTAGCAGGCGTTAATACTGATCTTATATATCCTGTTTTATTTAATGAACCTTCAACAAAAACCGCCGAACACATTTGCTTCATTGTGGCTGTTGATGCTACAGCTTGACTGTTTACAATTTCATATCTTAATGGTAAGTCACCTTTACCCATATAAGGGCCGTTATATGTATTATTTAAAATAAATTCATGACATACACAAAAGCAATGTCCTGTCCAAATTGACATCCTTATCCGACCAACTCCAAGCCATGCAAAATCTATAGAAAATAATTGAGATTTAGTTAAATCAATATTATATCCACTAGGGCCTGTGCCATCCATTTTATCTTTATTAAAAGAACTTTGCGCAACTCTTATCTCGGTTAGTGTAGCCAACGTTAAGGTTTGTCTTAAGACTACATTAAAATCACCATCTTTTGATTCAAAAAACATACCATTTTCATCATCAAAAATACCTATCCTAGAAGCCGTTCCTGTCTGTGTATTGTTTAAAACACCAGTCATATAAATTAACATTCCACTACCTGCTTGATAATGAAAAGTTTCTAAAGTTTGTCGCAATAATCTACTACCATTTGAAGTAGTAACATTAAGATCACCTGATGAGTCTACTGAATTATATGTAAAAGTACCACCTGTGGCTATAACAGTTTCCCATTCTTCAGGATTATTATCATTTTGCATTGTTGAATTAAAGATGCCATTAGTGTTAGATACCCTTAGTTTTCTAAAAGGATCTGCTACGCTAGTATCTTTATAATCAATTAAATCATTATATATAAAACTCATTATATTATTCTCCACTGGTTATTGCTGGCAATATACACTAATTGTATTGCTATGTATTTTGATGCTAATTGTATTTCATCTTTATCATCGATAAGATCTGGTGATGTAGGCAAAACAGTTATTTTTCTTGAATTACTATTACCTGTCTCATCTTTTATTATTATTGTTTGTCCTTCATATTCGCCTGCTGCAAGCGTTATTGTGACTTCGTTTGTGCTATCTACACCTATATAAGTATCGCCTGCTTGCGTGGTGTAATCAACAGCTGTAGCAACGCGCTTAAAAGAATTTTCTTGTAAAATATTTGTATCTATTTCAACATTTACTTTATTATTTCCAACAGATGTTACTATAAAAGCATCATCATTAAAGTCTAGGGTGGCAGTCAATTCCTCAACTACCACACCTTTTTTAGCGATATCTAGATTTTCATTATTTAATGAATTAATTAATGCCATATTTATAACCTAGTTAATATCAAGATTACCAACACTAGATAATACGATCCATTCAGTATCTGCAACTGAGCAAACTAAATGCACTGAATCATATTCTTTAGTTGAATCTAAAGTACCTGTTACACCAGCTGTTGTTGATTTTTTGCCGAAGTGAATTTGCTGAGATGCATTTTGTGCAATTTGCCAACCTGCCTGCATGTCTACAACTCTAAGCTCGGTGCCTACAGCCGCTGTGGCTGGTAATGTAAAGACGACAGGAGCAGCATTATTTGCTAGATAATATTTATCTACTTCCATTTGATGGGTAGCATCTGTAATTACTTCCCAAAATTCTTGTTTACTAGCATCGATTGTAATTGTACCGTCACCATTAGTAACTGTAATACCTGCACCGCCTGTAAGTGTACCTACAATTGGTTGATCTTGTGAAGTGGAACCGATGAGTAGTTGACCGTCCTCATTATTATATTCCGCATTCCATGAATTATTTGTTACCATATCTTCCCCCCAAAATTAGCAACTAGTTAATAGTAAAATTCCCCATAGATGAGGTTACTATATATTTTAGATTAGCATAATTACATTTAATTGCCAAAGCAGAATTAATTTGCCCAGGAGCATTTTCAAGATAATTAACTACTTGCTTTTTACCCATAAAAAAATCAATTCCAGATGGCGCTACTAACCTAAAGCCTTCAACACTTCCCATCAAAATTTCGATAGTGTCGCCAATATCGCAATTATCAGGCAAGGTTAAATTTAATTGTACATTTCCATCGATTATATATCCTTTATTATTTTCTAAGACTGTATCGGCAGTTAAGGTATCCCAAACAAGACCAGTAAAAACTTCAACCCGCACAAACTTATCTTCTACTTTGGTAACATTAACAGATCCCGTAAAATCTATTTTTTGAACATTGCTATCAATAAGTATATTATTAAATAATACGCTAAGCTTTGTAATAATAGGTTGACCGATAGAACCACCATAATTATCCACCTTTACTGTGCGTTTGTCTTCTATAGGTATGCATATACCCCATTCGCCATCAGGCTGTTTAAACTGTATGCAATTATCTTTTTCAACATAGCGATGTTCAGGAGGCAGACCAACAATATCTTTAGTTGATTTTTTAGTGCCATCTAAAAAAGAAACAACTATATGATTATCTTCTAATTCAACATTAGTAATTAAGTTTGGATTTTTATTATTATAAATTTTTATTAAATCTTGCAACCATTCTGCTAAGACTAATGCAGCAGCTGGATCTTTTATTTGATCTAATATTTTATCATCAATCATAAATCCCCGTTTGTTAATAAAGTATTATGAATAGGTAATTCACCATTTTTATCTAAATAGTATTTTAACCAATAATTTTCCCAATATTGATGCTCATCTGTTAAAGAAAAAGATATATCATCAAATGCTAACTGATTTCTCTTGTGTGTTCTAATTCTAGATTTTATATTACCACATCCAATATACATTATTTTATTATTATATTTTAATTGATATATACCTTTAGAATTATCATCTATTGAATTTAAATCATTTAATTCAAAACAAGGTGGTAAATTTACTGAAAAGAAATTATAATCACGATCAAAAGTAGGTATTAAGTTATATTTATATTCCGCAAGTTTATTTAAACGATTATTCTTTTTAAAAATAGTAGGACAACAAATAATAGCAGTATATTTATTTTCTAGTGCAGATCTTTTTCCACCATCCTGTGTAATTAAATAAGAATCATCAGATAATCTTTCATCAGAAATTTTTAATGCTAACTTATGATTTATATTATCCAGATAAACCTCTGCATAACTATTATTTTTCTTTATATTATGTTGTTTACAAAATTTAGAATTTAAACAAATAATAGAATTTTTACTTCTTAATCTCCAGTATGAATCATGTTTTGAACTTAAAGTACATTTAGAAATTTTTTCCCACATTTTATTTTACCTTTATATTATCCTTTAAATCCATTTTAACCTTTTTAAGATAATTATAAAGATCTTTTTTTAAATTTTCCTTTTTAACCTTGTCTTCTAATTTAATATTATCTAATTGTAATTTAATTTCTTTTTTTATTAATTCATAATTTACAATCGAGCCTAAGTTAATTATTTCATTTGAGGTAAGTTCAATATTAAGTTCATCTTCTTTGATATAAGCATTACGAATACTGATAGCAGCAGGTATTTTATCCACCTCATCTGCTACCATGATTGGCATATTTTTATCTATATAACGAGGTATATGATAGCGAAGCCATTCTATAACCAGCTGATTAATTTCTAAATCTTTTAAATCCATAACTAAATTTCCTTATAGAATAGCTCATGTATTTCATCTAACTTGATCTGCTTTTGCATTTCAAGCTCTCTGAGTTGTTCCTCTTTTTTGTCTATTCTAACATGAATATTATCGATACGCTTATTGAGTTTTTTTAATTCATCAGCAATACGAATAATTTCTTCATCTAAAGACATTTGCAATGAATCTATTGAAGCAAAATTTTTCAAGTTTAGCAATTCTAAAGCTTTATCCTTGAATGATGACATGGTTACCTCTCAGCAAGTTTGTTTAATATATCAAAAAAGCGATCTTCCCTTCTCATTTCATCTTCATTTGCTTGTGGTAGAGGTGCTGGCATTTCTTCTTCCTCTTCCTCTTCCATTTCTTCTTCTTGTTCTTTTCTTGCCATCTCAGTTACTGTATTACGTATCTCCTCAATAGCAGAAACATCTTCAGGTGTCATTTCAGGATTTTCCCTAGTCTCAGTATCAATAACTGTATCCATAGAATAACTGTCCCCACCAAATCTTGCAATAGCAACTTCACTAGGGTCAAGAACACCAGTGTTAATATATATCTGATCAGTTTCAGCAACTGTTTTTCTCATTGTTGCTTTTTCTTGATCACCCATTTGCCATAAAGGATTAAATTTAATGCACCAGTTTTCTAATTCACGGCCATTAAACCCACCTTCACTAGATAGCATAATTATTTTTGTAAGTTTTTCTAATACAGGGCGTAAGGTATCTTCTTGCTCTGCCTTAATGTTATCATAAAACATTCTTATATCAGATTGACCTGTTGCTTGTAGACCTGCAGGAGCCTGCCCCATAAGAAAGGTAACTGGTATGTTAGTCACAGAAGCTAAAGCGAGTGCAAACTTATCTATAAGACCATCTAGGCCACCAACTGAACTTGCTTGTTTAGTATAAGTCTCTTCACTATCTAATAATATTGTATTTGCTACATGTCTTGAGGTATCTATAATATCCAAACGTTTTTTAATCAGATCATCTTGACCCGCCGCAAGCATATCAGATAAATTATTTACACTTAAAACTGTTTGTACGAAATCTTCTATAATGTTAGCTGTACAACCATAAGCAACGCCAAGATTTTTTAATTGTGTATAGCAAGATTGTAATACGCTATCACCCCAATAGTCATTATCGATATAACGACGCACAGGCAATTTCTCGCCATCCATTTTTATTATTCTAGATTCATGTACTACGATTTCTGCTGTTGCTGTTTTTAAAGGATTTATTCTATAGAATTCTGGATTGCCAAAATTTCTTGATTCAACACCATAGACATCATTAAATGTCCACCATACCTGATGCCTGTCGAATACCTGTAGATAATCAAGTTTTCTGATATTGTTATAATTGATTGGTTGATCTAATTCTTGACCATCATCAACACCTAACAATAAAACTGCCCCGCCGAATAATCTTGACCATCTGATAAGATCAGTAACTTTAGATTTACCATCTATCTCATCAAGCGCTCCTGTTATCAGATTATCAGTATCTCCTTCAACTGTAAACCATTCTCTTGTCATCTCATTTGCAACAGCATCAACGATCTTTTTAGCAAAGCCATCACCAGTATATAAATTCATTAATTGATTTTCATCTAACTTAAGATCATACATATATTTATTTGACTGTGTACGATCGCGACTACGGATTCCTAGATTAGTTAAGATATTTCCCCATCCGTCTAGGTTAATAACTTTATTTTTTTTCTTTGTCATTTCTCCCCCCCAGAAGTAACTCAAGTATTTAGTTTTAGTGTAAAACAAATTAGATTAAATGTGAATTACATATATATGTTTCTAGACTTAACAGAGCATGAATAAGAACAAAATAATGTTTTTTTTCTATCTGCTTGAAAAGATTTATTACAAAATTTACAAATTTTATCTATTAATTTTCTTTTTCTTTTATGTTTTTCATACCATTTTGTATAACATTTTCTACAACAACATTTTGAATTTGTAATTATTGAGTAAAATACTTTTTCACAATTAATGCATTTAAATTCTTTTTTTTCTACTTTTGCTAAAGAATTTTTTACATGTTGTTTATGCCATTCCTTTCCTTCTTGGCTTGCATGCCATTCTTTTGTTAAATTTCTTATTTTATTTAAATGTTTTAATTGTTTTTCACTTCTTCCTCTTATAGCATTTTCTTCTGCATGTTGATTAGCGTGTTCTTTTTTTGAAATACATATGAGATTATCTATAGAATTATTATTAAAATCATGATCTTTATGATGTATATCATAGCCTTTTGGAATTTTACCAAAATTATCTTTCCATATTTCTCTATGTAATGATGTTATACCTTGTTTTATATAATTTGCATGAGGTCTATAATATTTTCTATGAGATGGATTTTTACTATTTGGATAACGATTAAATTTTATCCCTTTATATATTATACTTTCAGTAGTAGATGCTGTTTTATAAATTCTTCCCATAACAAAATAACCATAGCACGAATCTATTTTAAAATCTATACTTATTACCACCTTACCATGCTTTCATAGCTAAATTTATCTTCAGTTAAATAATTGAAACATCCTGAAGCAGCGTCCGTTTGATCATCGTTTTTTGAAAATGGAAACATCGATAATTCTTCAAGTAAATCATTATTCCAAGAGGCTTTGAGCATTCTAACATTACCCGCCTCACATTGCGCAGAGAATGGCGATGCTCTTGTTACTTTATCTTTTGTTACCTTAAATGTTTTTACAATAAAGCCTGATAACATACGAGTTAAGTAATCAACTTCTGACTTACCAGCAGAGCCAGGATCTTGCTCCAAACCTACGACAGTAGATGTGCCATCACGAACGGCTGTATTATGTATAGCTTTTTGCACATCTAAAGAACTTGCCCTAAGCCTTACTACATCTTCAATATAAAAAAGGCCTTCTTTTGTTTTAGACATCTTAACGCCTACAGTCCAATCAGGATCGTTGCCATCTTTTTTAACAGTGGCAGCCCTATCCCAATATCTTATTGATTTTATATTATTTACAGTCTTGGCATTAACAATTTCAAACCATGCTTTATTAAACATACCCCCATCTTGAGGCGCAGGTGATTGTTGGTATAATGCCGACCATTCATAAGAGCCTATTGATTTTTTTATCTCTTCAAGCTTATCAAGAGGCCATCGTTCAGGCCATAAAGAATGCCCATCATCTGATATAGCAGGCATGTTAATATGCGTCCATGACTCAGGCTCATGTTGTAATAAATAACCAGCAAGATCATCTTGATGCCAACGTGTATTAATAAATACTATGCAGCCACCTGGTGCAAGCCTTGTATATAGAGTTGATTTATACCAATCGAGAATATTTTTTCTTATAGTAGATGAGTTTGCATCTGCTCTATTTCTAAGCACGTCATCAAGAATAATAAGTGATCCACCCTTACCAGTTAATGACCCGCCAGCGCCTATTGCATAATAAACACCACCTTGATTAACAGCAAATTTCTTTACACTTGCGCTATCATCAGCAAGCTTAACTTCAGGGAATATTTCTTGAAATCTTTCATCTTGTACAATGTTACGAACCTGCCTACCAAAATCATCAGCAAGGCTTTGCCCATATGTAGAAAATATAATATTATTTTTAGGATTTCGACCAAGATACCATGTAGGAAATATTGTCGATACTAGATAAGACTTACCAAAACGAGGCGGTACGTTAATCATTAGACGTTTAATTTCACCTGCTTCAACTTTAATCAAATGATTAATAATATTTTGTATATGTGCAGGCCTTTGGAAATCTTCTTTTACATATTCAGCATATGCACCTAAATAATGATAACAACCATATTCAATAAGATCATTCGGATTCATCCGCAATAGCCTTAGCAATTCGTTTTAATTGTTCTTTATCGATATTTTCTCTTGCCTCGATTTGTAAAGATTGCTTAGCCTTACCATCGATTTTATCTATAATAAACTCCAATGCTCTCATGTTACCTTTCAAACCTTCTTTAATCAAGGTCTTAACTAGAGCTTGTCGAACCTCTATAGGGTTGCCATTAGGATCTTTAATTGCTGCTCTTAATTCTTCTTCTATAGCAGGTCCAAATGATAGCCTGCCTTTTGGTCGACCATTAAGATTGCCTGACTGACCTTTTTTCCATTTTGTATGCTCTGGTGGCGGATGTTTCATCATTTTATTTCTCCCATTTATGTTTACATTCAGGACATGTTATATAGCTTATTTTGTTCTCTTTAATTAAATCCTCGTCAATTTTATCCTCTTGAATTGCCTCATCTTTTTCCATATTTAAATCAAAATTCAACAGATTTTCTGGGAAACCAATTTCAATTAATTCGGAATAATCCCAGTCATTAGCAAGAGCATCAAAGTCCCAAGCACCATGATTGAGATTATCACGAACATTAATGCGTCTGAATTCATCTTCACTTAACTCCCTATCTGGTTTTAATACTTGTATTTTATCGCTGTCTTTGAAGCCTGCTTTTTTAAGCGCTTTTTTCCTTTGATGTCCACCCAATATAGTATTATCAGGCGTTACTATTATCCTTTGATGATAGCCATCTTCTTTTAATGACGCGACAAGTTTGTCAAATTGATCCTTATCTATATATCTAGGATTCTTATCATATTCTTTAAGATCCTTAATCTTTATTTCTTCTTCTATCCAATTGATATCCATGTATACCCCCTATTTAAACCCCTAGTTACATAATATCATTATTATTAGAAAAAAAGCAATATATGCAATATATTACCCTTCTAAACCATTGATATTAACTGTTTCTTAACTAATTCTATGCTATACTAGTATTATAAGCATGAGAAAGGGAGATAGATTATGACAAACAAAACATATAAAGAATTTCAATTATCTATTAAAAAAGAAGTTGATAAAGCTATATCAGAAATGTTTTATTCTAATAGCTTTAATGATGATAAAACTATTGAAAAATTTACAAATGAATTTTCTGAAAAAGTTTGGGATTATATATCAGAAAGATTAGATGAATCTAAATATAGATTTTAGGTAATTGATATGACACAAGAGACTATAAAAATTACTGAGCAACCAATAATATTAGCATTAGCGATCATAGGTGTAATTGCCTTAATGCCTATCTTATATATCATTCCATTTTTAGTTATATTGCCGATATTATTCTTTATGATGTTATTCTTTATATCTACATTT